GGAGATCCCGGATAGCCTTCAGGGTGTTGCTCCGAAGGTCAGCAATCGATCGGCCCTCCGGATCTTTCTGCCCGTCCATGAAAGACGACATGAATCCGAAACCGGTGGGGCCCAACTTGTCGAACACTTTGACCAGGTCTTCTTTGTCTGTCAGCGTCGGATGCGAGCCGTCCGTTGGGTGGGCCTTCTGCATCAACCCCCAGATGAACCCCCAGTCTGGCTTGAACTTATCAACACCCGTTGCTTGGTTTTCGACGATGTTGAACAGTTCGTTCGCGAGCCCTGGCTTGGTTCCTGGCGGAAGCTTTGTTCGTAGGGTATCTAGCAACTCCGTGAGGTTTTGTCCCTGCGTGTGCGCCTTCTGGATGATGTCTGTTGCAAAGGAATCGATGTTATCCTGCTGCTTTTGCTTGGCTTCCGCCAGCGCTACCCGGTTCTCTGCATTGCGTCGACGGACCTCCGTTTCCGCTTTTCCTTGGTATTCCTGTCCGATCGCACCGGAGAGCCCGGGGGTCATCGACTTGAAGAGGTCGTTCCGATCCGCTGGGTTCAGGCTCAGCTGCTGCTGCACTAGCTTGGGGTTCGACTGCACCAGACCGTCAAGAGCCCGGGAGACGATGCTCTGGCGGCCATACCGCTTGAGCGCCTCCCCCTGTTCCGTCGAGAGCCCCAGCATCCCCGTCTTCAGATCGATGTCGCGATCGGTGTCCTGAAGTGCTTGCGCAACGAAGGCGGGGTTGGTGCGAACGGTCTCCCCGCGATTGTCGATCATCTCCTGAAGCCGCGTTTTCTCCAGCTCCCCGGCCCGTTCCATCTGGCCGGACATCACCTGAGTGCCGAACTGTGCCCGCATCTCCGCGAGCGCGTGCGTCAGGTAGAGCTGGCCCTCGCGCGTCTGCGCTCCGTTGACGATGTCGTCGGTGTTCTCGTCGAAGTCATCCAGGAAACTTTGCGTCAGGTTCGGGTCGCCCGGATCGCCGTTCTTGATCGTCTGCAGTGCGTGCTGAGCCCACGCCATGTGCGTACGAGTGGCCTGCAGCTGCGCCTTGGAGAGATCCTCTTGCTTGAACCGCTTCTCCAAGGGGTCGGCGATGTTGCCGATCGCCTCGCCGAGCTTGCCGCTGGCCAGGGCCACCCGCTGCGACTCCAGGGCTGCCGCTTCGTTGGCGGTGGCCACCTCACTCTGAGCGACCCCAGACTCCCGCAAGGCACTATCGACCTGGCGCCACCCAGGCACCAAGTCTTCGAGGTCTGCCTTCTGCGTCGACGCCGTGCCCTGCACGTTGGCGTCGGCGACGATCGACGGGATGCGTGGCATCAGGCCCCCCCCACTCCGGGATCGCTCGCCCCGGTAAAGAGGCCGATCATGTCGGAGAAGCTGCTGGCCACCGCGGGTGCGGCCGAAGAGCCGGCGGCCTGCGCGATGCCACCCAAGAGATCGGTGGTACTCTGCGTCTGGCCCGCCTTCAGCGCCTGTTGCGCGGCCAGCTGGTACCCAGCGGCCGTCGGGGCGGCCGTGCTGCGGATGTACTGCGCTTGCTTCAGAATGTTATCGCCCTGCGCCTGCGCCTGGATGGCTTGAAACTGGTCCAGGGTCTTGGCATTCAAATAGGCGTTGGCCTGAACGATCCCGTTATGACGCAGCGTCAGCGCGTTCAGCTCGCTTTGTGACGCACTCCGGGAAAGCACTTCTAGAGCAGACCCGGACAGCTCGCGACCGGCGCCACCAAGGCCCACCCGTTCGGTGGCCAGCTCGCCTTCCGCCTGCACCCGGTAGCGGCGCTCGTTCTCCGCGGCTGCTGCCAGCGTGGCCTCCGCCTGCTGCTGCGCCACCTGCGCGTTAAAGGTGGCCGCCTGTGCAGTGGCCAGCGCCGGTGCAGCGGAAGCTTCCGTGGCGTTGGCCTGCGCCTGCAGCTGGTTGTACGCCTGCTGCGCCTTCAGCTGATCCGCTTGCGCCTGCGCGTCCGTTGCGTCCGCGTCCGCGTTGGCCTTGGTGATCCCTCCGAAGAGCATGGAGCCAACGGCGAGTTCAGGGAGCCCCACCTACGCCACCGCCCCTCTGACACGCGCGTAGAGCGCGCAGTCCTTCCCGTCGGGGTAGTAGTATCTCATCCGCTCTGCCTCCAGCTCGAAACCCAGCGCCTTGACCCACCGGTGGCCTGCCTCGAAGTCACATTCAACCACGGCTTCGATGCGGGTGAAGTGCGACGTCTTCAAGTATTCCTTTGCAACGCGATGAATCGACTGGAATTCGTTCTTGCACGTCCAGTCGAGGATGGCCCAACACTCCGCGCGGTCAGCACCGAGTGGACGGATACCCATGTGGGCGACGATCTTGCCTCGCTGGTCCCGGAGCGTCAGCGAGACGGGGAGCTGCTCCAGGTGATAGAGCACCTCGTGCGACGGCTCGAAAATGGAGATCTGAGGAACGGCGATGACCGAACCCCAATCCTTGGCGCTGAACTTGTGAACCGTGACGCTCATGCGGAATCCTGGGTCTCGAGCTGCGGCGCGACAGCCATCAACGTTGCCGGGAGTGGATCCGAGACGCGAAGGCAGAGCTGGAGATTGCGGCTGTAGCTGGCGTTCTTGCCAGGCGGCAAGATGGAGACCCCGGTGTAGAGCTTGGCGCCTGCGCCTGCGAACGGGAACTTGGGCCGCTCCACCGGCACCATGTTCCCGTCGAAGGCGTCTCCGATCTGGAGCGCTCCCTCCTGGTACGTCACCACGCCAACTTTGTGAATCCTTTGCGTTTTGACGAGCGACGAACCGTTAGCCGCTCCCGCCTCGAATCGCAGGAGCTGCAGGTCCGAGTTATAATTGAACCCCCAAACGAGGGCCCCGCCATCAGGGGATAGGTTGATGTTTCCGCTTGTCACCAAGCATTGCTGCGGGCCCCCGTTTGCGAGCACACCGATGGTCTGGCCTTCGAGGTAGTTATTCTGGCCGACGATGAACAGTCCGTTCTGGAAGAGCGCCTGGTTGATGTTGAACGTGCTGACGCTGGGGAACAAGATCCCTGCGGTGTAGTAGATGCCGCCTGACAGAAACGCGCTGAAGCCCGACGTATCGAAGGGCGTTCCATCCTGGTTCGCGAGCGTCAGCAGAGCCGGACTTCCAGCCTTCGCTGACACCTGCAGCGTTCGCCCGTTAATTTGAGTCATCCCCGGCACGCCGTCGATGAAGATGTTTCCGCCCACCGTGATGTCGGCGGCCGTGCTGAGCACCGTGACCACCCCGGGGTTGGCCTTGGTGATGCTGTTGATGAAGTTGTTCGGCTGAGCACTGCGTGCGCAGTCCAGGTAGATCGCTGGACACGGAGTCGTGTACGCGGCCGCGGTATCAGGATAGTGCGGCAAAAGGAATTCGATGTACCGCCGCGTCACACCGTTGATCTGGCGCTTGACCACCATCCAGAGTTCGTCATAGGACGTCCCGGAATTGTAGGCGAGCACCAACTGATTCTTGGTGTTCGATGCCAAGCTCGCCGTCGAGATCGTGGCTGGGATGTTGGTGATCCGCTCCGTCACCGCAGGAGCACCGGTGGCATCGGAGACGCCACCCATCTGGTGCCGGTGCCATCCCGCGCGAAGATTCTGCTGGTCACGCTCGTAGGTGCATCCAGCGATGGTGCCATCGTTCCGGAGCGCCCAGAGAATCGGGAACGGCTCGCGGGTGAAAGCTAGTTCCTTGACACCGCTCTGCGTGATGTGGCGCGCGAGAAGCGTCAGGTCGGTGGACTCAAATCCGTTCACAAAGAAAGCGTATTGTGCTTCTCGAATCTTGAGCGCAGCCCGCTGAACATAGAGCACGTTCCGGCCGATGAGGAGCGGCTGAACCGCGGCACTCCCCAGCGAAGACTGACGCTCGACCACTAGCGCCGAGGGCGTGATCGCGTTCGCGCTCTGGCCAGGGCTCACCAGATACTCTGAGTCTCGCGTGCCCATCATCAGCCCGTGCTGCGTCGACTTCATCCAGAAGATCGTGTTGATGTTGCCGGCGGTGACGGTGGCGCTCACCGCGTTCGTGTCGAGTACCGGGTTGGCCACCGGGTATGGCGACGGCTGGAAGTTGTCGTAGAGCCCCAGTGTGGACCCGTCGAAGGTGTCCGGCCCCGCGGCACTCCCGGCGTACCAGAGGCGACCCTCGTGAAACTCCACGCAGGTCGGGTACCCGGTGGTCGCAGAGAAGCGCCCCAGCTGCCAGTTCTTGGTAGCCGTCCCCACGTCCGGGCTCGAGTTCACCGTGACCGTGACGTGCGTGGAGTCCGTGAACGCCGTGATCGTCAGGTAGCCCCAGGTGGTGGTCCCCTGGAAGCGAATCAACCGCCCGACGTCCGTTGCCGCGAAGAGACCAACGCTGGCGGTCACGGTCACCGATCCGCTGGTGGCCGAGAGCGCCAACGTGGTGGTCGTCGTGTTGATGCCCAGGTACGGCCCATCAACGAAGGTCACCTGGTTGAACGCAAAGGATCCGTCGGAGAACCTTTGCAGCTTGTAGGGCGGATACTTCGGGTGCACGAGGTAGAGCGTGTCTGCGCTCTGCACATACTGGAGTCCGTCCACATCCGCCAGGGCGTAGGGCGCGCTGATCTCGTAGATGGCCATTGCGATGCCGCCGGAGGTGTACGTACCGAACCCGGTGGAGTCGATCCCCTGCAGCTGGAAGGTGTTCGCGGTAACCCCCGCGACGATGTACCCGGTCGTGTTGTTGTTGACCTGAGTCATCCCGTTCACGGATACGATGTAGACCGTCTGCCCGTTAGCAAGGCCGTGCGAAGGGCTCGTGACCACCGCGGGGTTGGCCTGGGTGATGTTCGTGATCGACGTGGGGGCGTTGAAGACGCGCGTCTCCTGACTGAAGAACCGAGCGTAATTGTTTCCGATCTCCACGACATAGCTTTGCGTCGTAGAGAACACGAAGGGAACAAGTCGAGGCGCGCTCGCGGCGCCGGACGTCTTCACTTCGCCCACGAACCAGCTTCCCGGACGGCGCACGAGATCCCCCTGAAGCGTGGGAATCCAGTTCAGGCAAAGCGCCACCGATTTCTTGTACCGGTCGAGAGCGACGGCCGCTTGCTGCTGCGGTGCCAGCTCTCCACCGGAGAAATCGGATTGTGCAACGGTGACGAGACTCATCGTTCTACCAGCCGAAGTATCCGCCAGGGCCGGAAGCGCCAGAGTTCCGTGCCATCAGCCACTCGTCCGTTGGAGCGTCCGCGGGTACGGTTTCGATCGCCTGGATGCGCTTGGCTTCCGTGATCGTGGCATCCGCCTGCTGGTACAGCTCCGTTTTCTTTGTGTTTGACTGCGTCAACTTCTCTGCGATGTCACCCGCGAGCCGGAACTGCAACGCGCGCGTGAAGAGAGGGGAGAACTTCGTGACATCGTAAACCTTTGCGATGTAGCGAAGGTTCAGCGGTGCCGGATCGTTGGTGTAGATCCGGAGCGCCCCGTCGTCGCCGACCTGAACGATCCAGTCCAGCATCAGCGTGTTCCACTCCGGGAAGGGCCGGAGCGTTCGCAACCAGTCCGCCGGCAACGGAAAAGCGTTGTTCCGCTGAAAGATCGGTGGCGTGTTGTCTGCCGCCAAGATGGCCATCTTGGTTGCGAAATTCCAGTTGTACGATTGGAGGAGGGCATCGCGGACGTCGTAGTAGAAGCGTTTGCACACCTCTGACTCCGGCGACCCATCCGTGAACGACGTGATCGATCGCGCGCCGACGAGATTGAGGGCCATGTTGGCCACCTCAGTCTCTGACGGCGGATCCCGGTTGTCGTCAACGCCCACGAGTACCCTCCCTCCCGATCAGGCTTCTGTCTCCATCTGTTCACCGACGAAGCTCTGCAAGCTCGCGTTGGTGCCGGTGATAGAGATCACGTTCACGCGGAACATCAGCCACGCCTGGTTCTGCCCCACGGAGAATGCGTCCGCGATCTTCGGTCCCGCGCCATTGAACCCCGGATTCGCGTAGAGCGAAATCCAGGTGTTCCCGTTGTCGTTGGATGCGTCGATCGTGTAGGAGCAGGTCAACGCGCCGGAGCCGGACAGCACCTGGTGGAACGTCCGGGCACCGACGATCGCGCGGCCGGTAGAAAGAAGCTGCCCCGAGGCAGTCAGGGTCTTGGTGACGCCATCCGCCTGGAGCATGTTGCCGACGTTGATGTTACGCACTATCCGTACCTCTGATCTTCCTGAAGCCTCTTCAGGATCCGCTTCAGGCCCACCCGGATGTCATCCAGGGAGGGTGCGTTGTTCCCCGTGGGCTGCGACTCATCAATGCGAAGCTCGAGCCAGTCGGCGGCCGTGCCGCCGGCCGACTCTGTCACATCGCTGTCGAGCGTGCCGCCGTATTTCACGGAGAAGAATCGGTTGCTCGCCACTTTGCGGGATCACCTCCTCGTAGGCCGCCTAACGGCGACCTAGCGGACCACCGTCCACTTCACGGAGACGTCCACGTTGGACACCGTGAAGTTGTTGTTCGCGGTGATGGCCAGGTCGTATTCCTTGAACGGATCCTGTGCCAGACCCAGGAGTTCCCAGATCCGCTGTTCCGAGTTCGCGATCGTGAGCGTGGCGCCGCTCGATCCCGGGATCAGGCCCGTGAACGTGGTGCGTGCCGCCGTCAGGTCGATCGCGTGCGCGAACAGGGTGGCGTTCACCACCGCCCCGCCTTCGATGTCGTAGAGTCCGAAGTCGTTCGATGCGCAGGTCGTGCCGGCGGTGTTCGCCAGTTGGAGAGCTGCGAGACGGTCTCCCGATCGCACGCGACCGAGCCGGTAGATGGAGTTGGCCGAGTCCCCGTTTTGCGGGTTGACGTAGGCCACGTTCTCGACTGGCTCTCCCTCAACCTGCGTTGAGGTGTTGCGGATGATCGGCCGCGCTTCCGCGTTCGTGATCTGGGTGGACTTGCGCGTTACCACTGCCATTGGCTTTGTTCCTCCGTAGCTTCAGGGGGCCCCCTGGACTTCCTTTGCGTCCAGGGGGCCATCCACTACTGGCGTTGTTCCGTTACCGTTACCGTCGAGATCCGATCCTGGAGCTTACGAGGTCACGCACTTGATGTTCACGACCCGCTTCTCCTCGATCCGGGTCGCACCGCAAGTGAGCTTGCCGTACACCTGCCACGGCTGACTGGACAGGTCCACCCGGCGATCCACCGAGGTGTACACGTCACCCCAGACGCCGAAGTACATCCCGGAGCGGGCGTACAGCGGCACCTGTGCGTACCCGGAACCGTCCAGGTAGTTGGAGTTCACGATGCGCTCACAATGGATGAAGTTGATCCCCAGGTAGCGGCGGATCATCCCGTCCTCCGAGAGCACCGGGCGGCCGGCGGCGGTGACGTTGTAGCTCGAGTTCACCACCTGGGTCTCGCGCAAGAGGTCATCGTGCTGCGAGGCCGCGATGATGCAGACCAGCGGATCCGTGTCCAGGTCGACGAAGTTCTTCATGAGGAGCTTCCGCCCCGCACGCAGCTTCGCCACGGTGAGGCCGGTATTCGGCGTGGCCTCCTGGTTCACCGCGATGATCTGGCCCGACGGGAACGAAGTGCTGGTGGTCCCCGCCGTCCCGGTCTTGGCGGTACCGAAGAACGCGGTGATGATCTCGTCATCGATCCGGCGACCGAGCGCGTAGACCGTACTCTGGACGTAGGACGACGTCGGATCGATGATGAGGCGCAGCTTGTCGAAGTTGTCGATGAACTGCGCGATATCGTAGTCCTGGGGACTGACCCAGCGACGGTCGAGCAGCGCATCCGTGCGCACGATGGGGGCGAAGCGGGTGACCACCTTGTTCGCTTCGACGGCGGCCACCTGATCGACGGGAGACGCCTGGTTCCCGACGTGGGACCCCTCCATCACCGCACCGCGGATCTTGGACCCCTTCTGCTGCAAGAGCAGCATGATGTTCTGCGAGAACTGTGAAACGAATAGCGTTGGCAGGTTAGCCGACACTGTAGACCCTCCAAGGTCGTTCGTACCGTGTTGACGACGTCGGGAGGGCGTGTCCGCTTGAGAAGCGGGGCCGGCTCACCTTCCCCTACGAGTGTGGGGCCCACCGCGGTCTTCCCCGCGCGCCCGCCGGCTGGCCCACCTTAGAGGTGCGCCAGGTGCCGGCGAATTTGTTTTGCGAAACGCAAAGCTTACATCTTGATGGAGAGCGAAGCCGCGAGAAGTTCCTGCATCTTCTTGTTCTCGGCGGCTCCGCCGTTGACGTACTTGCGCACCCACTCCGGATCGGCCTTCAGCCGCTCCAGTTCCGCGGTGGCCTGCTCTGGGGTCATCAGACCGACACCCGGCTGACCGTCCACGAACTCGTGCTCACCCATCCCCTGGCCCACCTTGACCAGGAACTCCATCAGCGCCACGTGACCGGCCGCCTTGTCGAACGAGTTGATGACCTCTTCCGTCATCCCGAACTTTCGAGCGACCCCGCGTGCCATCGCGAGGTTCTGGTCGTAGGCAGCGCCCCACTTGGTGGCCAGCGCTTGCTTGTCGGCCACGTTCTTGGCTTCACGCGCAGCGTTGACGGCTTCCATCTGGACCTTCGCCATACCCGCGTAGCGGTCCATTACGATAGCGGCCTGGTCCTTCGTCAGCATCGCATCGTGGAACATCTTGGCGAAGTTGGCGGCAACATCTGGATTCTTGGCGTCCACTGGGACACCGTAGTCCTCCGGCTTGGCCGGCGTTCCCAGGCGGCCGAAGATGTCCTTGTAGTCCGCGAGGCCCTTGGGCTCCTTGGGCAGCACCAAGAGCTGGTCCTTGGGATGGCCTACCAGCTTCTCTGCGCCTTTCCAGCTCTGCACCAGCGCCGATGGATCGGTGATGCCCTTCATCTGGAGCCACCCGCGCTCTTCCGTCGAGAGCGAGGTCATCCAGGTGCTGGCGTCGGCCGCGGGAGCCCCGGTGGTCGGCGTCGCGGGTGCGGCCGGCATGGTGGTCGTGGTGGGTGACCCTCCGACTGCAGGGGAAATTCCCTGTTGACCTGCCGCCGGCTGACCACCCCCACTCCCACCACTCGCTCCACCATCGGGTTGTCGCCAGACCGTGAACCGTCGCATGCCGAACCTCATCGCCCGAACCCGCCTTTCACGAACACGTCCGAGTACAGTGCCAGTAGTTGCGTTTCATCCAGCGACAGGTGATGCTGGATCCGAAGCCAGAGGTCGCGTTTGCCCTGGAGATAGGCGGCCTTGATCGGGTCAGGATCGAAGGTGGAGCGATGCGCGTGAGCGGCCCAGGCCAGATCTTGCATCACCGTGAATCCTTCCGTCGTCTCCGCGTTGAACACGCGCTGATACGCGCGCTTGCGCGACAGCAAGAATTCCTTTGCGCGTTCGACCCGTTCCGCAGCGCGCGCCTGTTCGTTCTCGACATCATCCACCGTGCGGAGTGGCATGAGCTATGCCGCCTTGGGCCCACGCGGGAGGTTCGCCGGGCTCGCGCCCTGGCTCGCCACCGCACCAGCCTTGATGAGCGCCGCCGCACCCGGCGCCGCCTGCGAGGCTTGCGCCGCCTGCGCCGCCTGCGCTCGTGCCTGCCGAGCCGCCGCGACCTGTTCCGCCGACGCAATCCACCGCTCCGGGGTCCCCCGGATGCGGGCGATCTCCGGGATGGCGGTATCCAGATCGAAGGTGTCCACCGCTTCGGGCTTCTGGAGCGCCTGAGCCATCTGGCCCACCTCCTGTAGAGTGCGCTCGAGCGCGGCCGCCTCCTCTGCCATCATCTCCCGGTTCACCGGCGCCGTGTACTTCACCCGGTAGCCACCGCCGGCCTGGATCATCCGGCGGGGCGGCGGGGGGAGGAGCCCGGCGGACAGGAGGATATCCAGCTCCCGGTGCACCATCGGACCTTGGAACTCCGCCTGCTGCCGGGCGAACGCTGGGTTCAGGAGGATGCCGCGTTGGTGAATCCGGTCCAGCACCTCCGTGGCCGTCATCTCCGGCGACTCCGTCAGGACGCTGAAGAGATCCACCGAGAAGCCGGAATTGATGAGCTTCTCCTGGCGCTCCATCAGCGCATCCCCGATCGGCAGGTTGCCGGTGGGCAAGGCGTGCACCAGCGGCCGTCCGTCCTGGGAGACGGCTCCCGCGTTGAGAGCCCCAGGCTTCAAGCTGAACCCCTGCGCCACCCCGTCATCGTGGACGAGGAGAACAGGGTCCAGGACGCGGTGGCCCGCCTTGATGTGGGTCATCGCCATCGAGTTCAGCATCTTCACCGCCGGCAGGAGATCCATCCCTGGGCCGCGCCCGTAGACCTCGCCGGTGAACTGCTCGTGGCGACCGACGGGCATCGGGAAGGACCGGTAGCCACCTTCCGACAGCATCGCCCGGTTCGCCACGTCGATGTAGTAGGAGCCGTAGGGCATCCCCTTCCCATCCATCCGCTTGGGGTCCCACTCGTGATCCTCGCGCGGACACACGCAATGGATGAAGTAGAACATGGTCTCCGGGAACTTCTCCGCGGCCAGACGAACGCCTTCGGAGATGGTGTCCGGCCACTTCTGGACGGCCTGGCGGGCGGTGAGCTGGAAGTAGCGGTAGACGCAGTCGACCACCCCCTGATGGTTCTCCGCGCAGTACAGCTCGCCGATGTGGACGTTCTTGTACCGGAGCCCCGGGAAGGGGTTGATCTTGCTTCGGGACAACTCGTCGATGAAGAGCGACCCCGTGCCGAACGCGCCGATCGACTTGTAGGCCATCTGGATCTGGCCCTGGAAGTTCGCCGTGTAGGCGTACCGCTCGTGGAACAACGTCTCCGTGGCCAGGTCGCACCACATCCGGACATCCCGGTCCTTCAGGAGGGAGGCGTCCTCCGGCTCGATCGTGTGCCATCGCTTCCCGTAGGGGGTGAGGATGGAATCCATGATCGCAGCCCACCGGCCCACCGCGAGGATGGCCGTGGAGTCGTAGACGTACTGCATCCGCTTCTGACCGGGGGTACGGATGGACAGCGCGTTGAACGAGTGGATGTGGCCTGGGATCATCTGTTCGGCGATCTCTTCCCAGTGCTGTTCCCACACCCCGCGGAGCCCGTACATCTGGTAGAACCGGGACATCAGGATCTGGGCCTTCTCGTTGGCCTTGTCCCCCAGATCCTTCCGGGGGCGCGAGGTCTCCCGCTTGCCGGGGTCGCGCGCGGCATCCCCCGAGAGCTGGAAGCCCCCGAGGTTCAGGTCCATCGGCACGGGTCAGTACCCCCCGAGCAGGGACCGCCGGGACTGGTTGTCCTCGTCCTCCGGGTTGTAGAGCACCGACGTCGTCTCGAGGAGACCGTACGGGGAGCCGCTGGTGTTGTTGGCCGCCCGGCCCACCGGCCCCCGCTGGCCGGCGGCCGCGTCCGAGAGCGCACTGGCGGAGGCGGTGGGCGAGGGGACGGGTGGGTTGGCGATCGGCGCCGGCAACGGCGGGGGCGCCCCCGGCGGTGGAGGGGGCGGTGGGACGGAGGCCGGGGAGGTGGTGTTCTTGGACTTCAACCCGAAGATGTCGTCGAACATGTCCGCGATGAAGCCCATAGAGACCCTCCCTGCAGCCGAAGGACCCCCGTACCCCGGGCGCTACTTGGATGGTAGCGGGCGGACCCCTACGGGGTCAAGTAGGTCCCCGGGGTGGAGTTGGATGTTCGGTGGGTGGGCTACTCGTCCCGGGACCAGGGGTTGTAGCCGGTTCCGATCGCAATGCGGGGCACCCGTGCAGGCAAACCCTGACCGGTGGTCGGGGAAACGATGTCCCGCCGGGCCACCCGGGTGGCGAAGGTCAGGGCGAGGGCGTCGGCGCGATCCGGCGAGGACAATCCGCGGTCCTTCATTTTTTCTTTGGATTCC